GTGGATGCCCAGCGCGTCCTTCGCTGCCTTCACGGTCGCCGCAGCGAGGTTCGCCGCGGTGCGGGCGGCCTCGCCGATCATGCCGCGGATGCCGCCGATGAGGCCGTCGACGATGTTCTCGCCGGCGCCCGCGAGCCACGACCCGGCGTTGCCGAACGGGGACTTCACGACACCGGGGATCTCCCCGACCTTCGCTCCGACCCGACCGACACCGGCGCCGGTGGTGCGCTCGATGTTGCCCCACCCGCCAGCGGTGGCCGAGTCTGCACCGGACCACGCCGAGCCGAACTGCGGACCCACCTGCCCGGAGAACCCGAGCACCCGCCCGAGCACGTCGAGTAGGCCCGTGCCCGTGGACGATGCGACGACACCCACACCGGAGCGGGTCCTACCGTCGGCGTCAGTCCATGTGCCACCGATCTTCTCGCCGGTCGCGGACCGGAACGCGTCGATGTCCATGCCCATGGCGGAGAACCCGCCACCCATGCCGGTCTTGACGCCGTCCATGCCCGTCTCGGTGACGGCCTTCGTCTCCTCGAACATGCCGCGCATGCTCTCGGGGAGCGGGGGGAGCGGGGGGTTCTTGAACCACTCGCCCCCGAAGATCGAGCCCATGAGGCCGCCCTCGCCGAACTCGCCCCCGGCCCATTCGCTCATCTTGTCGAAGTCGCCGCTGCCGAACGCGTCGCCCAACCGTTCGATGTCGTCGACCATGTCGCCGAAGCCGGCCATGTCCTCCGCGAAGTCACCGAGCCAGCCGGTCTTCTTCTCGAGGTCAGCGAACCCCTGCACGACGTCGCCGAGCGCGGTGCCCATGTCCTCGACAGCACCCGACTCGTCGAGCTCGTCCATGACAGCGCCGAGCGGACCGATCAACTTCTCGCCGACGGCCTCCTGCATCTCCCCGAACTTGTGATTCAGGATGTCGAGCTTGCCCGCCGCAGTCTGGGCGTCCTTCTCGGCGAACCCACCGACCTGGCCGCGCAGTCCTTGCATGATCGCGTCGAAGTTCCCAGCCACCGAGCCGGTGTCCTGGAAGTCGATGCCGATGTCCTTCAGCGCGCGCCCCTGCCCGAGGAGTGCCTTCCCGAGGTCCTGCGCGGCGGACGGCAGGTCCTTGCCCGTCTTCCCCGCGTAGTCCGCGAGGAGCGGGGTCAGGTCCATGATCTGCTGACCGGTGAGCCCGTACTGCGCAAGCTGCGCCTGGCCGACGGCGTATGCGTCGTCGTCGTACCGAGTCTTCTTCGCGAGCTCGGTGTTCAGTCGGCGCATCGCGTCGATGTTCGTGTCCGCCAACGCAGGGAACTGCTCGTAGGCGAAGGCGAGCCGGTTCTGTGACTCCTCGGCCTCGGCGAACGCCTTCACCGAGTCGATCGCGAACTTCGCGATCGCCGCCGAGGCCGCCGCGATGCCGAGCGAGACGCCGATACCAGCCTGCTTGAAGCCCTTGCCGACCTCATTCGCCGATCGTCCGACCTTGTCCATCGTCTTCGACGCGCCCCGGTCGCGGCCGAAGATGTCGAACGTCAGGGACTTGGTAGCCATGTGGGCTCCTTCATCGTCGGTTCGGCAGTGCGGCGCGCATCTGCGCCTCGCGCTCGATGAGCTTCTGCGTGTGTGCCAAATACACGCACCACCAGTCGATGGTCAGCTGGTCGATGGAGTACGGGCTGATGGCGGGGAAGTGCATAGAGACGATCGGGAGCCAAGCCTTCAGATGCGACTCGATGTCCTTGTCTAGGTCTCCGAAGTCGCTGGACTTCCCTCGGGCCCTTCGGGCGTTGGCAGGTCGCTCACTTTTGGGTCAGCATCGCCGCCCTCGCGCACATCGATGATGAGGGTGATGTCAGACAGCGGGACCGCGAGAGCGTCGCTCCATGTGAAGTCCTTCCGGCCCGCCTTCCGCAGACACAGGAATAGTGCTGCGGCGAAGAAGTCCAGCCGGTCGACGCTCTCGTACACCTCGAGGAGCGAGCCCATCTCCTCCATGCCGATGAGCGTCCGGCCGATCTTCCACACGGAGACGCCCGACTCCTTCAGAAGTTCCCGAACGTCTCCGATGGTGCCGTTGTTGGTCGCGTCCTGGATGTCGAAGGACTCACCCTTATAGCCAAGCCTCATCATGGTCAGCGCGCTCCTATCGCTCGAACCGCGTCGTCTATCGCGGCTTCGATTCCCTTGCTCATCCGCTTGCTACCGGCCTTCATGACTGGGCCGTAGAAGTACGGCCTGCCGAGTTGGGCCACCCATGAGTTCGGCTCTCCGAAGGTCGGGTGGCGCCACATGCCCTTCGTGTTGTACGCGGCCAGGATCGCCTTGTGCTCGGCAGGCAGCTGCGAAGCGGTCGTCGTGATCTTCACGCTGCCGCCCCGCTTCGCGAACGAGATGGCGACCCGGGTGCCGGCGGCGAGGAGTGACCTGTTCCTGCCCGTGTCCGGACCGCCGTCCGGCGATGACTCTCCGAGCTTTTCGCGGACACCATCCACGCCCTCCGACCCGGCGCTCCGGAGGTCCTTTCGGAGCCTGCGCATGAGCGCCGGGTCGAACCGCTTGATGTCCTGGCTGAGCCCGTACCAGTCCTTCGCGTCCACATGGACGCTGAACAGGTCCATCGCCGACTAGATCGCGGTCTCGGCCGTGAGGATCGCCACGTAGATCGGGTGGGTCGCCACGCCGCCGTCGAGCATCTCGAACTCGATCGACTGGGTGATGACCTCGCCGTCACTGCCGGCCTTCGGCAGTTCGCCGTTGAGACGGATCACGGGGATGGTGATCTCGAGCGTCGGCTTGATCGCGCCGCTGATGATCGAGTTGTGCTCGAACCGCAGCACGAGCGCGAGGTCCGTCTGGTTCAGGAACGCGTCGCGGAGGACGTTCGAGTCGTACTCGGCGGTGATCGTGCCCGTGAGGGTGCGGACGCCGGCGACCTGCTTCCGGCCACGCTTGCCCGCGCCGCCGATGTAGAACCCGCCCTCGTCCGAGACGCCCTCGTACGTGAGGTCGACCTCGGTCACGTTCGCCGCGACCGTGCCGCCGGTGGCGAGCGCGATGGTGGTCGGGGGCGTGACCGAGCCGCCGACCTTGATGCTGCTCCCGGTGAACGAGAACAGCTCGGACGCGGCCGGGTACGACGGGGTCGCGAACGTCTGCGCGATGTCGACGCCCTTCCCGACCCAGTTGAACTTCAGGGTCGGCACGGCGCCGTTCTTCGCGGAGAGCTCGAACCCGGTGCACACGCACCCGACGAACGAGACCGGCTGTGCGGCGCCACCACCGACGAGGGGGATGCCCTTCTGGATGGTGTACGACGGCAGCGGGTCCGTGGTCGTCGGCGTGACGAGCTGCTGGTACGCGGCACCCGACACGAGGTTCGACACGGCCGTGCCGAGCGCGGCCTCGAACAGGGCACCGAGGCCCTTCGTGGTCGCCTCCATCTCGAAGTTGCCGGTGACCTGCTCCTTCACGAGGGTGCGACGGCTCGCCATCTTCGCGCGACGACCGTACCGGTTCCCCTTGCCCTCGGAGAACGTGGGCTCCCAGGCGAACTCCTCCGAGTTGAACTCGGGGAACTTGTCCGGGGCCACGTACGTGCCGTAGACGGTCTCCTTCTTGTGCCCGAGGGCGACATCGAGCTGAGTGGTCATTCGGGTGCTCCCTCGGTCTGTGCGGCCTCAGCGGCTGCGGCTTCGGCCGCCTTGCGGTCGGCGTACTCCTGGATCTCCGCCTTCGATGCGCGGTGGTAGAGGTCCGCCTGCACGAGGAGCGACTCCGCGATGCTGTCGGTGACCTCGAAGGGCTGGCCGGGCTCGATCGCGCCGGCCACGCCGACGATCTCGAGCGGGCCCTGCGGGGACTGGTGGATGATGATCTTCGCCACGATGTGCTCCTAGGTGTTCCTGATGCGGATGTCTGCCTGCCAGCGAGCGGTCGCGACTGCGAGCCGCCCGCCGGTGCCGAGCGCGTTGTCGGCCTCGGTGGTGTCGAACTGGTGCGAGACCAGCTGCACCCCGTGCATGAAGTCGAGGCCCGCGTTCGGCGGCTCACCGGTGAGGAGGAGCCGCGGGTTCGTCAGGCGGAGGTGGTTCTCGAACTCGCCGAGCCGGGCGTACAGCGCGTCGGTGGCGTCCTTCTCCGCGTCGAGCTCACCGGAGCGGAAGAACCACCACTGCGACTCGAGGGTCAGGGTCTCGGTGCGCTGCCGGTTCATTGCCTGCGGCCCCGGCACGAACTCGGATTCGACACCGAGCCACTGCACGAGGTCGTCGGGGATGCTCCGCCCGACCCGCCCGTACGTCACGAGGACCTCGGGGTTCGGGGTGGCGAAGAGAGCCTCGGACGTCTTGAACATGCGGTACTTGAACTCGGCGGCGACCGTCGCGGTGGCGGTCATCAGGCGATCCCGGGGAGCGGGCGCCGGTTGGCGCAGAGCTCGATGACGGCGTTCGGGACGAGGAAGCCGGACGGGGTGCGGGAGAACTCGCCCTCGACGCCCGGGGTGGGGCGGGGGGCTTCCTCACGCGACACCATGTGGCGGACGAGGATGCGGGCCGCGTCGATGATCGACGGGGACACCGCGGCCGCGCCGGTCGTGTAGGTGACCCGCACGATCTGTCGTCCCTCGGGGAACGTCGAGGTGAGGGACGAGCCGGCGTAGATGATGCCGGCGGTCTTGTCGGCGACGTACGAGGTGCAGGCGACACCGTTCACGGTGACGGAGTTGATGGTGTCGGGGCGCTGTGCGAGCACCACTGCACCGGTGCCGCCGTCAGCGTTGTGCACGACCGTGCGGACGAGCACGGCGCCGACGATGTCCTCGAGCACCTCGGTCGCGGATGCGATGTGGAGGCGGAGGTCCTCGGCGCGTTCGCGTGCCTCGTTGTCCCGCCAGCGCAGTGCGGAGACGGCCTCGTCGAAGCTGATGATGAAGCGGGGGTCCTGGGGCCAGACGTTGATGACGTCCGTGTTCGCGGCGCCCGTCGTCACCCAGCGGAGCTTGTACTGCCCGGACTGGGGGGTGGGCACCGCGGCGCTGTAGACGCCGGTGGTCTCGGTGACGGTGGGGGTCGACGTCGTCGAGTCGGGTGCGGTGACCGTGAGGACGACGGTCTTCCCGGTCTGTCCCAGCGCCCAGGAGACGGTAGTGGTGTCGGCGACGTCGACCATGTCACACGTCCTTCGTGGTCAGTCCCTTGCGGGTCTCGGGCTTCCGCGCGGTGGCCTTCTCGGGCTCAGGCTTCGAGCCGCGCTCGGGCTTCTCGGGGACCCGCGCGAGCCGCTGCGAGATGAGCTGGTCGGCCTCGTCCTGGGGGACGTCGAGGATCTGTCCGGGTTCGGGCCAGTCGACACCGTTCCGGGTGCCGCTGATGTGTGCGAGGATCTGGACCTTCGCCATGCCGTCCGCTCCGTTCTGTGTGTACGTGGGGGGTGGATCGTGCGGGGCGGGGACTCGAGGGTCTCCCGCCCCGCACGAAGGTGTCGACCTAGCTCGCGCCGCCGACGAAGTGCTTCACAGCACCGGTCTGGTCGAGGAGCAGGCCGTCGCCGCGGATGACCGCGCGGAAGGTGATCTGGTCGGAGTCGAACCGGACGTCGTCCGAGCGCTCGAACCGGATGCCGTTCACGACGCGCACCGCGTAGGCGGAGAGGTCACCGAAGATGACCGACTTCGCGTTGATCGCGGTGGCGGGCATGTACGGGTCCGTGAGGACGGGCTTCCCGAGGAGCAGGTCGGGCTGTCCGGCGATGACCGCCGGCTGCCAGATGTACTGCCCGGTCGTGTCCTTGATCTTCCGCAGGGTCGCTGCGGTGGCGTCCTTGATGACCCACTTCGCGGCCGGACGGTTGCGGTACGGCGCGATGACGCTGTACTGCAGGTCGATCAGGTTGTCGAGGTTCGGGACGCCCGCGACCGCGGTGGAGCCGGTCGCGCCGAGGGTGGTCGACGCCGTGATGCCGAGGGGCTCCGTGGTGCCGGCGCCCACGATCAGCTTCTGGCCGAACGCGTTGCCGAGGTTCCAGCCCACCGCCTGCGCGATGTACGACTGGAGGTCGACGCCCGTGTCCTCGACGAGCTCGCGCGAGAGCACGATGAGCTGGGCGTACTTGAACGCGCCCAGGGTGCGCTTGGCGAACGCCGGGTCGGTGCCGGCGATCGTGCCGGCCTCCGAGACGGCCGCGGCGGCGCCGTGCGACGTGGTCACGGGGACCTCGAAGTTCTCGCCCGAGTCGGTCGTGAAGACCGTCGCGCCGCCGTTGATGAGCGTCGCGGTCTCGATGAGGTGCTGCCACAGCTGCGGGTAGAACGACGTCGGCACGGTGTTGCCGCCGGCGGTCGCGCTGCCCTTCGACAGCGCTCGCTTCTCCTCCGAGGTGGGGCCCGTCTCGAACTTGCGGGACTCGCCCGTCAGGAACGCGCGGAGCTCCTTCTCGCGGGCGTCGTCGGCCGGGGGCTGGAAGCCAGCGGCCGGCGTCGAGATCGACCGCAGCGCGACCTCGGCCGCCTCGGCGTTCGCCTTGTCGGCGAGGACCTTGTCGGCCTTCGAGCGGAGGTCGGCGATCTCCGCGGTCATGCGACCGTACGACTCCTCCTCCGCGGCGCTGAGCTCGCGGCCCTCGGCCGCGGCGGTGTCGAGGAGCGCCTTCGCGGCGTTCCAGGTGGTGGCCCGCTGCTCGAGCAGGTGGGTTGCGTAATCGCTCATGGCGATTCCTTTCATGCAGAGAGCCCCACCGGTCGGCGGGGCTCGAGGTGTGATGGAAGGTGCGAGTGGTGTTCTACCTGCTCACGGGTTATGCGAGGTTCTCCAGTTCCATGAGGCGCTGGCGAAGCGAGACCGACGGGTGGGTTTCGCCCTGCCCCTCGTCCTCGTCGTTGTCTCCCCGGACCTCCACGGGGGGCTCGATCGGTTCGCCGGCGAGCAGCGACCGAAGTTCATCGGTGGACGCCGAGGTGACCGTGTCGACCTCGACGTGCAGGTGCTCCGCGAGGGAGCGGACACCGACCGTGCTGTCCCGGTACGCGGGCGACACGACAGGTGCGACGTCGATCAGGTGGATGCTCGTGAGCGTGCGGAGCGGGAACCCCTGCTCCGTCACACCCCACTCGTCGTCGATGGTGTGGAACGCGAACGACGAGTACCGCAGGTCGCCGCGCTTCGCGAGCACGGCGTGGTCGCGGCCGGGCCCGGTGTTGGGCAGGTCGACCTCGTACCAGAGTCCGGTGTCGTCCTCACCGATGCGGAGCGTCTCCGCCTCGGTGGTGCCCAACAGCTGGTTGTCGTCGTGGTTGCCACGAGCGACCACGGGCACGGCGTCCGCGAGGGACTTCCGCACCGCGGACGGGTCGACCTGCTCGACGAACCCGCCGAGGTTCTGCGAGTACTTGTTGAACACGATCGCGTAGCCGCGGAGGGTGCCGGGGCTCGCGTCGTCGTCCTTCGCTGCGCGGAACTCCACGGGCTGTGCGACGTGGCGCATCTCGATGTCACGCTTCATCGGTGCCTCCTGTGGGCTGGGGTGCCTTGTTCCGGATCGCGAGGAACGCGGTCCACTGGTCGGGGGTGAGGGGTGCACGCTCCTCGAGCGCGCGGGCCTCGTCGATGGTCTCGACGCCGGCGTCGATTGCCGTCTTGTGCGCCGACATGCGGGTCGTGAGATCCGCGCGGGCCGACGCGTCGAGGTTGAATTTCAGGTACTGGGTGCCGAACAGGTAGCGGTCGAGGACCGCCTCGAACCGTGTCGTCCACGGCCGCATCGTTCGCATCGCGAACTTGATCTGGTCCTGCTCGAGCGTCTTGTACGTGAGCGACGAGGAGCCCGAGTCACCGCCGACATCCTCCGGGGCCACCCGGTAGATCGCCGCCCACTGCGATGCGGTGAGCTTCAGTGTCGACGCGAACCCGATCTCCTGGGAGGGGATCGTGATCGCCGTGTAGTCCCAGTCGGAGCCGGCCACGAACGGGTCGGAGGCAGACACCGAGGCCTTGAACCGCGACTTCACGGTCTGCGCTTCCTCGGAGGTGAGCGTCTTCCCGGTGTTCTTCAGGAACCCCGAGGGGATGCCGCCCTTCTTGAACCACGTCTTCCCGTACGTCTGTGCCGCGTCGGCGGTTTCGATCTGCGCCTTGAACAGTGCGAGTGGCGAGAGGCCGACGACCGAACCGGCCTGCACATATGCCGGGACGTGAATGAGACGGTCGCGGGGGATGACGTTCCCGTTGTACGAGTACACCGGCGTCGGGCCGGACTCGTCGACGCGCACGTCGGTCGGGTTCAGCCAGACGACCTTCGAGGGGATGCCGTAGCGATCCCACGTCAGGATGTACCCGTAGGCGTTGCCTCGCAGCAGCGCCGAGGCGATGGCCTGGTGCTTCCACGAGTACACGTCGAGGCCGTTCACGCCCGGGTCGCGCACGAGCTCGGGCTGCTCGGCGGCACGCTGGGGGATGCCCGTCGTGGTCTTGTCGAACACCGCCCACGGGGATGCCGCGAACTGGTCCGCGATGAGGCCTGTAGCCGCGTACACCGGCACGATCGACAGCGCGTTCGCCACCGTACCGGGCCGGCCGCTCGAGCCCCATACGTCCGTGTCCGAGATCGCACGGACCTCGGTGGTCCGCTTTCCGAAGAGGATGCTCATGCCGTCCCCTTCCGAGTCAGTTCACGCGAGAGCCACAGCAGGGAGAGGCCGGCGACACCGAGGGCCGCCGGCCAGAAGATCAGGGCCGCGCACGCCACGAGCAGCATCAGCCCGAGGAGTTCCAGCACAGTCGTTAGAACGTCCACGCAGGGCCTCCTAGAAGAATGAATCCAGCACGTCATAGGTCGACGTCACCCGGCGGCGCCACTCCCACAGGCCGAGCGACATCGCGACCAGCGGGACCACCGCGGGGCCAGCCTTCCGGCGTGACCAGGTGAAGGCGCCCTCGCGCTCGTCCTTCACCGCGGCACGCACGGCCGCGTCGAGAGCGGCGTCCTGCGCGTGCCTCATGGTGCCCTCGTGGATGATGTCGAAGGTGACGGCGCACGCCTCGGACATGTCGGGGTAGGACGTGCGGATGAGGTCGACGGTGATGCCGGCGTCCTCGAGCGCCTCGGCGACCGCCTGGGCGATCGGCTCGGCGGACTTCTTGTCGTCGATCACGACTGCGGCCACCTCGGGGTGGTCGCGGCACACCTTCACCACGAGGCCGGGCAGCCACGCTGTGCCGGCTGCCGACTCCACCAGCCGGACTTGCGGGACGTGGTCACCCCCGGAGCCGACCGCGACGAGCGCGGCGAGCTGACGGTCGACCGAGGTGTCCAACGCGAGCACGACGGGGCGCACCGGTGGGACGAGATCCCCGCGGTGCGAGCGCCATGCATCCTGGTCGATGACACCGGTCCCGACGTCGTCGAGCGCAGTCGGCCAGATGGACAGCCGCTCTCGCAGGAAGCCTTCGATGTCGGACTGTGCCGCTTCCCACTCCGCGTCGATCGTCTCGTGGAGGAGACGGTCGGTGCCCAGTGCAGGGTTCGCCCACGCTCGGTGTGTCCATGACGTCGGGTCGATCGTGGCGGCCGGGTCGTCGGACCCCTTCGGCGTCCACTCGGCCCACGCGGCCCGCTTCGATTCCGCCTTGCGGCCGACGTCGCGGATGCCCGTCCAGATTTCCGAGTTGTTCTCCTCGGACGGCACGGTGCCGGTGTAGATCAGCTGGCGGTTCGTGCCCTGTGCCGCGGTCGCATACAGCATCGCGCGGTGTGCGAGTGCGGAGAACTCCTGAGCCTCGTCGAAGATCACGCGCCGCGGAGAGAATCCACGACCGGACGACTTCGAGCGGGCGAGGAACGCGAGACGGGAACCGTCGCGCAGTTCGATGACGTGCTGGCCGGTGAGGCCACCGTCCCATCGGACGACCTCGGCGGCTAGGTCATCGTTCGCCTGGATGAGCGCCTTCACACGGAGGTACGCCTCGTCGGACGTCTTCAGTTCGTGCGCCGTCCACAGCGTGAAGTTCTTCGCGCCCGGCCGCTTCGGGTCGGAGCCGAACTGCTTCCCGGTGAGGTGGGCCTCGAACAGCGACCAGACGGCGATGGCCTCGAGCCATCCGCCCTTGCCGTTCTGCCGGGCGACGAGAGCGCCGACGGTGGACGCAGCCAGCCGGCCCTTCGCGGTAGCGAGCGTGATGCACACGAGGAGGCACTGCCACACGTCGAGGGTCTGCCCGCACATCGCCATCACGTCGATGGCGTCGCGCGCGTCGTCCTCGCTGTCGAACTCAGGACGATGCAGTACCCGCGGCTTCTGCCGACCGTTCTGCACGTGCGGCTCGACGGTCACGGAGCTGGTCAATGCCCGACCTCCGCTCTGCGATCACTGCCTCGACCTTCGGAACGCCGAGCTGGGCGAGGATGCCCCGCAGCGTCGTGGCCTGCTGTCGCGCCTCGGCCAGGACGCCGTCGAACTTCACCTCGGCCACGCGGCCCTCGTCGTCGACCAGACGGAACCGGAGCAACTCGAGGACGCCCTTGCCTGCGATGACGTCGTCGAGGTCGTCGAGCCGATCAGCGATCCGGCCGGCCTCGACGAGCAGGCCCAACGTTCGTGCGTCGGTCTTCTCGGTGATGAGCGCGCGCAGCT